GTGCTCTAATTCTATTTTAAAGGGCAAACCTTCAAAGATACCCGTCGATGTTGTGTAATTGCCGTAAATAGTATCAGCGCCCAATAGACCGCCATCTATATAATCTTGAATAGTGCCAGCGTTATCTCGAACGAATCGCCACTTGTTGATTGATACCTGAGCCGTTGGCGCGTCTTTGTCAAAGTTAAGTTGAATAGATAACTCCTTTTGATTCGCTGGCGGTTCAATCGCTGCGCCGTTTAAATAGAATATAGTCTTCATAATCTACGCTTTCCAGTTGTTACGTGCTTAATAACCGTCTTCATTCCGTCTTTAACAATCTCCTCCACTCGTTCACCTTGCGCGTTCCAATTAACTTTTATCTCTTGTTTGTTTTTAATTGCTTGTTTCAACTCTCCTAACTCTTTTGTTAGCGTGTACACTATCGCAGCACTTTGAAAGCTATTGCCGTTCGACTTCATTGGCGCGTCCATGTCAGGCAAAATCATTTGCTTCACGTAATCATCTACCAATCCTTTATTCATTGCTGTAACGAGTCCGCTGTATTGCTGTGTTGCCTTTGCTGTTACTACCGATTCACCATGAGAAAACGCGATTAAATTACTATCACTTGTTCCCGTTCCTTTGCCTTGAAAGTCCTCAACACCGCCAGCAAATGCGCCCGCTATTGTTGAACTAATTGCCTTTGCTATTAATGTATCAGCAAGCGCACCAGCTAAGGCCTGAGTAGTGTTTTGTTTATTATCTAACCTACTTTGATACGAACCTAAGAAAGCACCAGCTAATTGTAACGCTTCTTCTCTCCTTCTCTCCGCTTCCTTTTCACGCTCTAATTTCGCTTGCAACTCCTCACGTTTTTTCTCTTGATATGCTAAAGTATTATCTAAGCCTTTTGCCGCTAACTCTTGCTGTCTTTGCACCGCTTCATCTTGCTTTTTAATCTCAGCATTTAAACCATTTTGAACTATCTCGCTACGTCTTTTAGTCCCTTGTTCAATGCCTTGTAAAACTTGTTGCTGTACTTTTCTTTCCTCTGCTAATTCATCGGCTTTTAACTTCTTCTTATCTTCTTTTTCTTTTTCGTTAATACCTTTCAACTCCGCTGCTTTTTCACGCGCTAAAGCAAGGCTATCATTTTTATATTTTTCTTCGATTAATAACTTTTCATTCTCCGTCAAATCTTTGTTGCTTAATTCAAAAACTTTTTGCTTTTCTAATTTTTCGGCTTTCAAATTATATTCCTCCTCTATTGCTGTTTTAATAGCTGCATAGTTTTTTTCCGTCGCCTCTAATAGTATTGCTTCCTCCTCGTCTTTAATGGCTATTTTGCCACCTAACTTCTCTTGCTCTAAATTCAATTCATCCTGCTGTGCTTTTCTTTCTTTTGCTTTTCTTTCGGCTTCTCTTTTGTCAAATTCTGCTGCTTCTTTTGCGTTAAATTTTGTGTTAATGTCTAATTTATTCTTAGTGTGAATTGCCTCAACTAATTCAATATCTTCGCCATTCTTTTTTGCCTCTTTTAGTTCTTTTTCATACTTAACTCTTTCGGCTTCTAATTCTTTTTTTCGTTGGTTCTCATTTAGTTCCGCCCTTCTTTCAGCATTCTTTTGAAGTGCCGCATCAATAGCCGCTTGTTTCTCTTGTTTTTCCTTTTCTATTTGTTCATCAAATGCTGCTATCTTGGCATTATTCTTTTTATTTTCAGTAAAAAAGGTTTCTTCCGCTTTAAGTACATCTACTCTAAATCCGTTTAATGCTTTAAATTGTTCTTCATAATTATTTCGCGCTGTTTGTACATCAAAGGAGGCTTGCTCTTTTTGCGCCTCACTCATATCAACATATTGCATTATTTGCATTGCAGTTAAGCCGCTTTTATCTGCCAAATAACCAACTTCTATTTTATACTTTTCTTCTGCCAAATCCTTTTGAGCCTTAACCTCTGCCTTACTTAAATTAATCGCCTCGATTAAGAAATCTCTCCTTTGTTTTATTGAAAACGCTCTATCCGCTGCGTTAAATTCTGCCTCTGATATTTGAAGGCTTGCCTTAGCCGATGCAACCGCGTAGTTGCTTATTCTATCCTCTAAGTCCTCTAATGCTTCAACATATTTACGAGCGCCGTCTGTTGCTCTTCCTAATTGGTCTGCCGTTCCTCCAATCGCTTCATTCATTTCGATAGCAGCGTCAATGTAATCGCCTTTAAATATATCATATAAAACGGTAATTACATTCAATGCTTTTTTTCTAAACACATCTAAAACAGCAGATGCTTGCTCCATTTTAACCGCCCACTCAGTAGCACCGCTATCTGTTGAGGTGAACGCTTTAAACAAGCCATAAACGGCAGCAGCTACGGCAGCAATAGCGAGCGCAACGGGATTCAATAACAAACCTTTTAAGGCTTGCCCCATTCCACTAATACCATTTGCAGCGTTACCCAGCGGTCCGCTCAAACCAGTTAACGCTTGCTTGTAGTTACCAACGCTTCTTTGATGCTCTCCTACCGCTTCTTCCGCTTTCCTTACGCTTGTATCTAATTTTTTGAACTCATCAGTCAAAGCCTTAGGTGCTTTGCCACCTTCCGCACTAATGTTCTTTAACTCCTTTTTTATTTGCGCTAATCTAACAACTTGCTTCTCGTATGTGGTAGTAAGGTCGCTATTTAATTTAACTTGTTGGGTTATCTCTTGGCGTTGCTTTTGACGTGCTAAATTCTCTTGCGCCTGAGCCGCTGTCAAATCCTTTGTTGCTTTCTTTTGTTTCTCTGTTACAGCTTCCAATGCTGCAATCTGCTTCTTTAAGTCTTCAATCTGTTTGGTTAGTTTAGCAACGTCATCAAGTGTTTGAGGTGATGCAATAGCGAAGCCGTCTGTTGATTGCTTAGCCTTAGTTTTTAACGCGTTTTGAATGTCGGTAACAACCTTTAATAATTCTTTTGCTTCGTCTACGGCAGAAGTGAACGCATCCTTAGCGATTATATCCTCCCTTGTTATTTTACCGCTCTCAGCCATTTTGTTTTGGTCTTATTTTTTTTAACGCTTTGAAGTAAGTATAATATTCTGCTACACTTACTTTTTTAATATCAATTTGAAATCCCATCTCATGTTCCAAAACTCCTTTAATCTCGTAAAAGTCGCTTCTGTCTTGCGTTTCTGCTTTTAATGCTTCAATCTCTATTTGGCAAATCTTAATGAACGCGCTCAAACTTCTGTCCTCTGTTATTGCCATTCTCGCTTGCAACAACACCAACTCTTTCTCCTTCTCTAATGCCTTTATAAATGCCTCACTAAAGCCAAAACGCTCAATAAATTGTGTCATCAACTTATTTCCAAAGTACGAAGTAAGTAAGCCAGCTTTGCCTTTTTTAGTTAACCATTTATCGTCTTTATCTTCGTGCCATTTTAACCAGTTATAAATAGGCATCTCCTCAATACTACACCAATAGTTCTTTGCGTATGCTTTCAATAAAATACGGTGTAATAAGTTCAATAACCATTTGCTTGCTCTCTTTAGTAAGCCCAAGAACATCGGGGTAAATTTGCGCCAAATCCGTATCTTCTTTGATTGTGTCGGCTGTGATTTTGAACCCGTCATTTTCTACTTTTATCCTAAATGATTTATAAAACTCTCCCGTATCTTTTAACGTGATGTGGTCTGTTCTCCCATCATTACCCAAACTTCTCGCTAAAGGCTTGTAATATTGCACCGTTATCGTGGCATATTCACCCAAAGAACGACCTTCACTATCTACACCGCCCTCGTACATTTGCTCTAAATTGAAGTCAATTATCTGCGCTTGTACGTTGCTATCCTTCAATATTTCAATAAACAATTTGTCCGCCTTACTTTCTAAGCCGATTATCTTTCTCAACAAATCAGCCAGCGCCTTCATTGTTTACTTATCGCTTTTCTTTTTCTTCTTAGGCTTGATTTGTGCATCTGTGTTTGCTGGCGCTTCTTTTAACGCATCTTCCGCCCACACAATACCTTTCGCTTTGCACTCTGCTTTTAAGGTCGCCCAAATCTTATCTAAGCCATCAGTAAGTTGTGGAGTGCCTTTGTATATCGATACAAATTCATCTTTAGTTAAACCAGCCACACCGTAAAGCGCGAAGGTTACACCACCAACTTTTAAGAATTCATTTTCTGCTGCCATTGTTTTAGTTTTAAAAAGGGAGAGCCGAAGCCCTCCCCTTAGTGTATTATATTGTAATAGTATTCGCTGTTACTGCTGCAAAGTTGTAACCGTCTTTAGTGATGGTTAAACGAAGCACATCAGCAACCGTTTGCGAAGCAAAGTTGATTTGATACGTTCCATCAGGACTTTCAGCAATAGATGTAATAGTTACCGAAGCACTATCAGTTACATTGTAAAGAGCCATATCACCAGCAACCAAGCCTTCAACTAATACGGGATTCAAGAATGAACCGTATTGTGTTTTCAAAGTCGCTTTGAATGATGTTTGACCGATTGCAGAATATGTTGAAGTAACATCTAATAAGCCGTTTAATAAGCTAATATCTGTGCTCATTTCGTCTGCTTCCAATGTTCTCAATCTCTCATCTTGTACATCTAAATGCCAATCGAAAGCTAAGTCAATTTTTTGAGTCGTAGCACCTGAGCCAGTCTTGATTAATTTAGCAGAAATTGAACCGTTGTCGATTCTAATTGGCGCCAAGTAACCATCATTAATCATTTCACCTACTAATTGTTTTGATTTAGTAATACCAAACAAGCCCGAAACTTTACATTTCTTATCGTTTATCTTACCAACCATTTGAGGAGAAACAGCACCAGCGTTATTTCCTAAAGTAGTAATCATTGTTTTAACTGAACGAATACCAACTTGTCTTTCAATTTTAGTTTTGTCATCAAAAGTTTCAAAGTCAGAATCTGCGCGCTCATCTACCATGTTCTTAACGAACGGCAATGGATACCAGCGTAAAGTTTCATCAGCGTTATTTACCAATGCGGTAAAATAAGCTAAGTTAAATGTATCTGTCAAATCAATTTCATTGATAGTACCATCGTTTTTAAAGTACGATACTTCGATGAATTTCTCTACCACTTCCATGATAGGGGTACAGCCAAACCCTGTGTTAGCGACTGTAAGACTGCAGCAATTTGCCATAATTTTAAATTTTAAAAGTTATTATTATTCATCAAATTTAATTCAATTTATAATTGCCAATTTTTTTTGTTAGCAATACCCACCGCAATCGGTCGGCTTTCTTAATTCAAGCGATATACGAAGTTCAACACCGCTTAATTTATCCTCAAATAATGTTGATTCAAAGCCTTTGTTATTCACGTACACCCCAAAGCGAGAAAGGTTAGTTAGTTCGTATTCTCTTATCTGTTGCACTCTCACTTGTTTGTTAAGCGTATCAATGAAGTGTTGTACCAATCTTTGCATAGGCTTGATGCTATTCGTGTAAAAGTCATCAACTTCCCACGCTTCAAAGTTAGCATGAGTCAGAAAAAACAAACGCAAATCACTCACGCGCTCGAACTCATCAACATCTTCATTGAACCTCTCACTAAAGATTTCAAGCAAATAGACAAGCGGCGTTTTATCAGTATCGAATTGGCGCTTAGTTAAAGTGATGTTTGTTTCTTTAACCGTCCCATGAAAAAAGTAAACCGTTGGCAAAGTAAATGAATTAACAACTATTGCAGCACTACCACTTAGAGTAATCACACAGCCCGAAATCGAACTTACGGTGTAATCATTATTCCCTATCGATAGCACTATGCTTGGTTGAATCCATTTAACATCATCAACGGTAATGGTATAAACGCCCGCACTTGGGTTACTTGTTGCCGTAATAGTTACGGTCTTATTCACCGCAGTTAGTACGCTATTCAAGTAATCTATTATATCTGTTTTGTACATCATAATATCGCGCTGTATTTAGGTTGTAATTGCAAGCCATCGTACTCAGGATATGTTGACGCGTTCACGTGAATATAGTATTGAACCGCCTCCCAATCGGATATGATTCCATTGTGTCTAATCTCCCCCATACGCGCTGCATTCTCTCCCGTCATTACTATACCTACATCGGCTAAAGACTTAGCAACACCGCTCTGTGAATGATGCGCCTGAGTACCTTGCACGTATAAGCAATAAATAATACCTTTCAATATTTCTTTCATTCCTCTACTCTCGAATATTCTGCCCTCTGTATAATACTCTTGCAATAGACTAACTCCGTTATTTAAGCCACTTACTTGAATTGCCAATGGATTAAAAACATTAACGTATCTTGCACCAACTGGCGCGTTATTTACTACCGTTGCAATGAATAAATCACCAAGCGTTAAGCCTAACAATTTGCGGATATATGTTTTTTCAAACTCATCAATATAGGCTTGTAATATTGGAGTCGTGTATGTTGTTTGAGCGATGTAATAAAGCCCAGTGAAGTCTGTTGTTTTAACTAATATTGATGCCATAATTATAAATTTATCTTTAAAAAAAAGGTGGGTTTTTTACCGCCCACCTCCAAACAAAACAAACAAACAAAAGTGTTTTTTTAGATTATTTCGGCAATACCTTTCGCTACTAATAACGAAGCAATATCGCCGCTTTCTTTATACACCTCACCTTTTTTAAGGTGTTGAGTATCTTTGATTATTTTAATTGACACGTCGCCAACAATAGCAGCAACTTCTGCAACTTCGATAACCTCTACTTCTTTTACTTTCTTAGCCATTTTTTATAGTTTTAAAATTAAAGGGTGAGGTGTTTTAATTCCTCACCCTATTAACTATGCGTTTAACGCTGTTTTCGCAGTTGCGAATGAACCAGTAACCAAAGATAGAACTCTGTTAGACGGCACGTAGCAAACCAATCTCATTTCCGCAAGGATAGTGATTAAGTTTTTAGTGAAATCATCATTTTCATGACCCATTGAGATAGTAGCATCTTGACGCATTCTCACGTTAACTTGAGAGAAATCACCAAGTAAGAAAGTACCAGCTGTAATACCAGTGTTTTTAATTACTGGAATACCAGCGAAAGTAGTAACACCGTTGTTTACTACGAATAATGAAGGTGCAACATAACCGTTATCAGTTGCTTTAGTCAACTCCATGAATGTAGCATCTGTTGGGTGCAATACGATTGCAGAAGGTAAGTAGTTAGCAGCCTCAACTTGATTGATTGCAGTACGCAATACATCGAAGTTGTTAGCAGCAGTTCCAAAAGTACCAGCAAAAGAACCAGCAGCATAGGTAGTTGCTTGAGTGATGATACCATTCAAGTTCGGAGTAGTACCGTTACCACTTAATACACCGCTATCAGCTTTCAATGCAATAAGTTCAATTAAGTTGTTTCTGATTTCTGCTTCCATGAAAGCAACATCGTCTAACATCTCCATTGATACTTTTGTGTAAGCCGTTACTTTCTCAACTTTCGCAGATTTTTCGTTTACGTCGAAATCTTCTTGAGTCTTAGCAGCACCCTCAGCAGTCATGCCAGCTGTGCCCGGATCATTGTTAGCCATCTCAGCCCATTGAACATACATTTTATCGGTTCTTCCGAAGTTAGTAAGGTCAATGATGAATGGTCTTCTTCTCTTAGTTGTTACCAAGCCAGCTGAAAATGAAGCTAATTGATAAGGAATACTATTAGTACCTACCGCGTCAATGTTAGCAGTAGTCATAGTAGCTGCAGCTTTAACTTCCATTGAAGCGCTGAAAACTTT